CGTGAGCGCGCTGAGGCCGCCCGCCAGGTCCAGCAGCAGACCGAGGAGGCCGCCGCCGAGGCCAAGCGCACCTACCTCTCGGCCTGGATCCGCGAGCACGGGACCTCGAACCAGCGCGAGCGGCTCGACGCCGAGCTGCTCGGCGAGGACGAGATGCTCGCCAGCGTCAAGGACTGGGCGTTCGCACGGCTCGACGCGCCGCGATACCAGCGCATCACGGCGGACGATGTCGCCGCGCTGTTCGACGACCCGCCGGAGGTGCGCGAGCAGGACGTCACCTACAAGGCCGAGGACGCCGATCAGGTGACCGCCAGACAGTGGGCCGCCTACAAGGCCCTGCTCGTCCAGATCGATGATCCGACCGCCACGGTCACGCTCCGGAGGCACCGCGGCTGGTGGGACCAGCGAGCAAAGAATGACGACCCCGAGGTCGTGCGCTACTCGCTCCAGGTCCGGCTTCGCCGCGGCCCGCTCGTCCTCACCCGCGAGTACGCGGCCCCCGATGCCTGATCGCCAGACGTTCGATCGCATCGCCACCCGGCTCCGCGGCCATCTCCGAGCCGCGGAGGCGGTGTACCCGCGCGCGTGGCGTCAGTTGCGGGACTTCCGCGACCAGCGCCGCGAGCTGGGTGACTGGCCGGCCTGGTGCTACTGCCCGCTGGCGGGCGCCTACGCCGCCGTCTCCGGCGGGGGGGACCGACGCGTGGCGCCAGAGGCGATGGTGGATGTCGCGGTGGTGGGCGCGCTCGGCGCCTGGCGCGCCACCCAAGGGATCTACGTGATCGACCCCACGCTGCTCGAGGCGCTGTGGGCGACGCCCCTCGATGGGGACGTGCCCAGCGAGGCGCTCCAGCGGCTCCCGGAGTGGTGCGTCTACCTCGCCCTCCCGGACGGGTGGACTCTGGAGGGCCTCACCCTCGCGGGGTACTGGGCGCACCTGGAGTACGACGCCAATACACACCGCACCGAGCTGCGGCTGCTGCTCGACGTGCCTCATGCGGACGGCCCCGCAGGCGCGCCCGGGCTGCTGCTGCCCGTCATCTTGCATCTTGGGCAGGGGAGTCTGGCGGCGTGCGTCTCGGCGGCGCTCGAAGAATCCGAGCGCCAGGCGCGAGCGATCGGCACCTGGTCGGACGAGGCCCGTCGGGCGTTCGACAGCTACCGCGTCCATGCGGCGCAGCGCGTCGGGCCCCTGCTCGGGCCGTTGCTCTATCTCTGTGCCGAGAACGCTGAGCTTCGCGCTGGAGACGGCACCGACGGGCGCCCGAGACATCCGCACAAGGGCAACCACGGGACGCCGCCGGCCATGCGCGCGTGGGACGTGGGGTATCGGATCGGACCGGCGCTTCGACGGGCTCTTGAGGCCGCGCCCCCTGAGGAGGCCCGCGTGGCCGGCGGCACGCATGCCACCCCGCGTCCACATCTGCGACGCGCGCACTGGCATACGTACGTGCTCGGCCCGAGGACGGACGCCTCGCAACAGCGGCGCGTGCTCCGCTGGCTCCCCCCGATCCCGGTCGGCTTCGACGACGACGCGGACCTCGTACCGACGATTCACCCCGTGGAGTGATCCCATTGCGTTTGTCAGACAAACGTGCGACGCTGCGTCTGGAGGCGGCGACGCATGGCGAAGACGACAGGCCGAGGACGGGGCGGACGACGGGCGGGGGCTGGCCGCCCCACCATGTTTCCCGGACGCAGCGAGGGCCGACGCATCACGGTGCGGCTGACCTCGGAGGCGTTCTCCGCGTGTCAGGGGCTCGCGGCCAACCTCGGCGGCACCACGAGTGATGCGGTGGAATTCGCGATTCGCAAGACGACCAAGTTGCCGACGATCTTGCGATAGTCGGCGCTTTCCACTGGCTTTCGTGTCCGACGTTTCATATGATTCTGATATGTCAGACATGCACCCCCTCTATTCGTTCGGCTACCAGGGCCACACGGTCGGCCAACTCACGGCCCGCGCCGAGGCGCTGAACGCCGTTGTCGCGGACGTGCGGCTCAAGCCGTTCAGCCGCGATCCTTCGTGGCGGCGTGGCCCCCTGGAACGCGTCCTCGGGACGCGCTACGTGTGGATCGAAGCCCTGGGCAACCTCCACTACAAGGGTGACGGCCCGATCGTCCTCAAGGACCCAGCGGCGGGCTACGCGAGGCTGCGGGCGCTCCTGGCGACGCAGCCCATCATCCTGATGTGCATGTGCGGTACGCCGACGCACTGCCACCGCAGCGTGATCGCCCAGGCCATGGCCGCGGAAGGCGTGCGGGTGCAGCCGCTCTCGTTGGACACCCACACCCACGGGGCCGCGCCACCGCTGTTGTTCTGATCACGGCCTGAATTGAATCCCGGCCGAGCGCGTGCGATACTGCCGACGATCGCGCTCCCCCACGCGTCCCCACCGCCACGTCGTGTGCGCCTCCCGCCGTTGACCTGCGCGGGATCGGTCTGACCAGCAGGCACCGACGCACCCCGTCGGAGACACCGTGCGAAACGGTGGTCCCGCTCCACGCCCGCCACCGCGGCGGGGAAGGGGCGCATGGCCTTCGTCGGCTCCATCAACGCCGATCTCCGGGCGCTGCTCGCCGAACTGGCGCCGTCCTGGCGCGGACGCCCGTGCTACGTCGCCTGCTCCGGGAACTTCACGGTCGAGCGTCTGCTGCACCAGGCCGGCATCCGGGAGATCCATAGCTCGGACGTGAGCCTGTACAGCTGCGTGCTGGGGTCCACGCTCGCGGGCGCGCCGATCCCTGTCACGCTCACGCCCGACACTGCGTTCCCGTGGCTTGAGCCCTCCCTCACCCCCGGCCTGCCGACGGTCGCGACGTTGCTGCTCGCGATGGAGTACTTCAAGAGCGCCGGCCGGCCGGAGCCCTACCATCGCCGGATGGCGCGGGCCTACGAGCAGGCGTGGCCGTCGCTGCACGCGCGGTCCCTCGAGAAGATCACGCGCCTCGTCGACGGCCTGCGCCTCGCCTCGTTCACGCCCCAGGACTGCGTCCCCTTCGTCGAGGCCGTTCCGGCCGACGCGGTCGTGGTGACCTTTGCCCCCACCTACACGGCAGGGTACGAGAAGCTCTACGCCGCGCTGGACGCGACCTTCGCCTGGCCCGCGCCGACTTACGAGCTGTTCACCCCTGACCGGTTCGCTCTGTTGTGCATGGCACTCCAGCGAAAATCCGCCTGGGTGACGATGCGCGACGAGCCGGTGGACGCCCTGGCGTCGGCCTGCATCGGGCGGTTTCAGACCTCGGCGGGCGCCAAGCCGGTGTACGCCTACGCCGGCGGGGGGCCCATCCGCACGACCGCCGTGCACCAGACGACGGAACCCGTCCCCTGGCGACACCTGGCCGAGTTGGCCGACGGCTGGTTCGACCCGGAGACGGAGGAGGCGAAGCACCAGGGTTGGGTGCCCCTGGCGACCATTTTCGGCACCGACACGCTGCCGGCGGACGCCGCGGCCGTGCTCAAGCGGGCGGTCGACCGCATCGTCGTGGCCGAGCAACTCCCCGCTCACACCCGCTGGCGCGCCCTCGAGTTCCTCGCCGCGGAGGCCCTGTCCGGAGCCAACTGTGGCTGAGAACTGGCTGCGACGCAGGGACTTACGCGAAACCTCCCGCGCGTACGAGGCCTTCTGTCACTACCGGGACATGGGCAACTGGCGCAGCGTCGACGGGGCGTACCGGACGCACCGGGAGGGCTGCCGAAAAAGGATCAACACCGGCCGTGAGCACGCCCCGAGTCTCTGGCGGTCTTGGAAGCGGGAGTTCCGATGGGACGAGCGCTGCGACGAGTACGACGTGCATCTCGACCGGCTGCGCCTCGAGAAGCAGCGCGCCGCGATCGAAGAGATGAACGAGCAGCACGCCCTGATCGCGAAGGGGTTCCTGCAGAAAGTGATCGCCAGGCTCCAGACCCTCAACGTCGAGACCCTGTCCCCCGGGCAATTGCCCATCTGGCTGCGCGAGGCCACGACCGTGCATCGGCGTGCGCTTGGCGAAGCGACCGAGTTGGTGGCGCAGCAGGTGAGCGGTGCGCTGACCCATGAGTCTGCCGACCCTATCCCGAGCGACCCAGAGACGGCCCGCGTCGCCACGGAACTCCTCGCTCTCCTCAGTCGAGCGCCGCGCGTGCCTGGCGACCCCGGCGGGGACGGCCTGGCTGCTGTCACGGGGGCGCTACCAGATCGTCCCGCACATCCTCCTGCTCAACCTGTGGCTGATGGCGCTGGAGAGCCGACGGATCGAGCGCGCGATCTTCCTGATGCCGCCTCGGCACGGGAAGACTCAGCTGGTTAGCCTATGGTTCCCCTTCTGGTACCTGCGGCGGCATCCGACCCACTGGGTGCGGCTGGTGAGCTACGGCGCCGAGTACGCCTCGGAGCTGGGCGGCAAGGCGCGGGACCTGGTCACGGAACACGGGGCGTCGTTCGGCATGACGCTCCGCAAGAACGCGAGCGACCACTGGTCGCTGGCGCTGGGCGGCGGGCTCTCGACGGCGGGCGCGGGCGGGGTGCTGACCGGCCTCGGCGCCGACCTGCTGGTGATCGACGACCCGATCAAGAACGACGAAGAGGCGCGCTCCAAGACCATCCGCGACAAGCAGTGGGACTGGCTCCAGGCGACGGCGCTCACGCGGCTCGAACCTGGCGGCGTGGTCGCGTTGGTCATGACCCACTGGCACTACGACGACCTCGCCGGCCGGCTGACGTCAGGCCAGATGGGCGGCGAGCCCTGGCACGTCCTCCGCTTGCCCGCCATCGCGACGGCGCAGGAACCGGCGTGGCCGGACGGCCTTGGGCGCGCCGCCAGCGAAGCTCTCTGGCCCACACGGTACTCGGCACGGACGCTCGGCCTCCGGCGCGCGGCGATGTCGGCCTACTGGTTCTCTGCCCTGTACCAGCAGCGTCCCCAGCAGGACGAGGGCACCATCTTCAAACGCGCCTGGTTCCGCTACTTCAGCCAGCCGGACGCGCGCACCTACCGGCTCTACCGGCCCGACGGCACGTCCCGCGACGCGCCCACGGTCGCGGGCTTCAAGTTCGCGACGGTCGACCTGGCAGTCTCGCAGCGGACGCAGGCCGACTACTTCGTGATTGGCATCTGGCACGCCCTCCCGAACACGCGGGGCCCGCTCTACGCGTACGACCTGGTCCTGCTCGACGTCGTCCGAGAGCATCTCGAGGCGCCCGACCAACTGTCGCAGCTTCGGCTCGCGCACACGCGCTACGGGCTGTCCTTCCTGGCGATCGAGAAGGCCGGCTATCAGCTCGCGCTGGTGCAGACCGCGCGCCGGGCGGGGTTGCCGGCCCGCGAACTGGTCGCCAAGGGCGACAAGGTCGCCCGCGCGATGAGTGCCTCGCCGATGCTCGAACAGGGCCAGGTCTACTTCCCCCTGAGCGCCCCCTGGGGAGCCACGTTCGAGCAGGAGTTGATCCAATTCCCGAGCGCCCGCCACGACGACCAGGTGGACGTCGTCAGCTACGCGGTCGCGCTCGTGGCCGCGATGGGGTCGAGCGAGAACCTCGAGGCCTCCGGCGACGAACCGGGCCTGCCATCCGTCTTCTGAGGAGCGTGTCATGGGGATGATCGAACGAATGACGGCGCCGGTCTTGGACCGGCTGGCCACGGCCCTCGCTGCCCGCCGCCCGCGGCCCGACCTTGACGAGGAACGCGGCGCCTCGGGCACCCCGAACTTCGGCGGGTTCATCAGCGGCGAGGACTACAACCCGAAGCTCGACGGGAAAGCCGCCATGGCCGTGTACGACGAGATGCGCCGGTCGGACGCGCAGGTCCAGGCCGCGCTGCTCGTCGTGAAGTTCCCGCTCAGGAGCGCGGACTGGCGGATCGATGGCCCGAAGGACGGGACGCCGGACGAGCAGGCGATCGCCGACTGGTGCCAGGAGACACTGCTCGCCCCCACGTGGAACGACGTCCTCAGGCACCTGCTCCTGAAGCTCGATTTCGGAGTGAGTGTGCTCGAGAAGGTGTGGGCCCTCGGCCCCGACGGCCGCCTCCGACCGAAGAAGCTGGCGCCCCGGCTGCCGCACACCATCGAGGAGTGGGTTGAGGATCCCGAAACCGGCGAACTCGCGACCGTCGTCCAGCAGGCCTGGAAGGGCGGCGCCCTGAAGCGGCTGGCCATCCCGGCCTCCTCCTGCATCATCAGCGTGCATGACCGCGAGGGCGACAACTGGTACGGGCGCGGGCTCCTCAGGTCCGCGTACGCGCATTGGTTCTGGAAGACGCAGCTCTACCGGATCGACGCGGTGAAGCACGACCGCTGGGGCGTCGGCATCCCCGAGGCGGTCCTCGACAAGGACCAGACGTTCAGCACCGAGGAACTCACGGCGATCGATCGCGTGCTGCAGGGGCTGCGCGCGCACGAGAAGGGCTACCTCCGGCACTCGTCGAAGTGGGAACTGAAGATCCGCACGCCCGAGAGCGCGGCGGGAGGCACGAGCGACCTGATGACCTCCGTCGAGCACCACAACAGCATGATTGCGCGCGCCGTGCTGGCGGGGTTCCTCTCGCAGGGCGAGCAGCCGCATGGGTCGTTCGGCCTGGGCGCGCGAATGACCGACTTCTTCAGCAACGCCTTGGAGGCCGTCGCGGACGACCTCTGTAGCGACCTCAACGCGCAGCTGGTCCGGCCCCTCTGCGACTACAACTTCGTAATGGGGGGGAAGCGGTACCCGCAGCTGACGGTCAGCAACCTCTCCGACGTCGACATGAAGGAGCTGGCCGCGGCGCTCCAGACGCTGGGCAAGCACATCACGCCGGATGATGACCTCGAAGACGTGCTGCGCACGATGATGAACATGCCACCGCTGCCGAAGACGCTGCGCGGGAGGCGCGAGGCGGCGCCTGCGACGCCCCCGCCGCCCTTCGGCGGGCCCGGAGGCGAACCGCCGGGGCCCACGCCTGGCGAGCCGGGCGCCAGCAAGAAGGCGGGCAGTCCCCCGGCGTCCGCGGCGCTCCGGATCAACGCGGCCGCCTTCCTCCGCCTGGCTGGCGGGGCGCAGTACGTGAACGCCACCGGCCACGTGCTCGGCCGGGCCCCGACGCCCTTCGAGCTGGCCGTGCTCGCCCTGCACGAGATCCCCAGCCACCTCGATCGCGCGGCGGAGCAGCTCGCCCAGGAGATCGCCGTCGTGCGCCGGGCGCAACTCGACGCCATCCTGGACGAGATCGTGCGGAAGGACGCTCGGGACGAGACCGGCGCCTTCACGGACATTCGCCCAGCGAACATCGCCCTGCCGAAGGCGCGCGACCTCGAGCGGGCCATCAAGCAGACGCAGGCCAACGTCGCGGCCTACGGGGCACTGCAAGTGCAGGGTGAGGCACGTCGACAGGGGGTGCTGATTCCGCCCGGCAGCAAGGCGACCGACCTGTTCCTCGATGCCTCGCAGTACGAGACGCTCGCGGCGCAGGTATTCGCACAGCCCGCCGTGGACGGCGGCAAGGGCGTCGCTCGTAGCGCGTTGGTGACCTCGGCCAAGATCACGGCCGAACGGCTCTCAGACGCCTGGTACGGGCGCATCCTCGACGTCGCCCTTGGCGAGCGCCGGACGGGGAAGCAGGGCGACGACCTGCGGCAGGCCGTCCAGCAGCGGTTGTTCGAGGAGGTCGAGAAGCCGCCCGTGGGCGAGGCGCGCGCGGAGGTCAACGAAGCCTTTGCGGTCGGACGCGCGGTCGAAGCCCAGACCGTGGCTGATCAGATCGAGACAGTGGAGTACTCGGCCCTGATGGACGAAAACACCTGCTCAAGCTGTTCCGCCCTGGACGGCGAGCAGTTTCCCTTCGGCTCCGCGCGCTACTACGAGACGCTCCCGCCCTACACCGGGTGCCTCGGCAACCGCGGGCGGCAAGACGCCTGCCGCTGTGCGCACCTCTACCACTTTTCGGATGCGACGGTCTGAACGCGCGACTTCAGAAGGACGTTCTAATGACACTGAAGCGAATCAAGGAACTTGCCCGGCTGGCCGAGCGAATCGACGCCTCTCTGTCACTGAACTATTCGGGTCGCCTTGAGCTACGCGGCGGTTGCGAGCCCAGCAACCGTGAGTACATCGACCTCGTGGTGTTCGACACGTGTTTCCAAGTCGCACAAGACGAGGGAGACAAAGATGAAGGCTGGGAGTACTACAGCGAGCCAAGGGCGAGGAATCTCCGCGGTCCAGCCCAATTCTTCACCGAGGACGGCGCCACGCTTACGTTGAAGCAGGCTATGGTGCTTGCGTCAAAGAAAGCGACATCCGATGCGACGGTCTGAGCGGAGGGCCGAGAATGGCGATGTCGAAGATCCACGACCTGCGGACGCATCCTGACCGGTTCGTGACGGCGCAGGAACTTGCCGAGTACTACCGGATCTCGGATCGGACCGTGTACCGACTCGTGGAAAAGGGGGCGCTGAAGGCCGTGAAAGTCGGCGCGTCCGTGCGCATCCCCACGCAGGCCGCTCGCAAGATCGGCCCCCTCTCGGAGTGACCACCGCGACAGGGGCGACAGGAGCGCCACGGCAGACAATGGCGACAGCCGCGACAGGGGCGACAGGGCTCCGACAACCGGCTTGATCCCGGCTGATCCCCGCCGGACGATGGGCTCGTGCCGAGGCTGGCTGGTCGTGCCCATCGCCGTGAGGATCGCCATGCGCTGATCACCTTCCCGACGCCGCTGGCGGGATACGTCCTGCACGCCGCCACCGACGCGGCCCCCGCCATGTCCTGGATTCAGGTGGCGCTCGCGTCTCCCATCGAGCCGCGCGGCCTGACCATCACCGCGGCGGACCTCCGCCAGATGGCGGAGAACTTCCGCAGCGGCAAGTACCCCGAGCCCCCGACGCGCATCTGCGTCGACTACGAGCATCTCTCGCTGAAGCCCACGAAGCCCGGCGACGGCAAGGCCGCCGGCTGGATCGTCGAACTCGAGCTCCGCGAGCACGACACCGAGCTGTGGGCGAAGGTCGAGTGGACGCCCGCCGGCGCGGAGGCCATCCGCGGCAAGGAGTACCAGTTCATCTCGCCGGTCATCGCCTCGGGGTTCGTCACGAACGCGGGAGAGAAGATCGGCACCACGCTGCTCAACGCCGCGCTGACGAACAACCCGCAGCTGCAGGGCATGGCGCCCGTGTCGCTCACCCGCGTTCGTGCGCTCGTGCAGCTCGGCGACGGGGATCGTCGCGCCCGTGTCCACGATGCGATCTGCGCGCGCGCGATGAACCCGTTCGACCCGCAGGATGACTGCTCGCTCATCGAACTCTACGGTGAGACCGCGGTGTTCTGGAAGGACGGGCGGTACTACCAGGTCGGCTACACCATCGCCGAGGACGGCGAGGTGACGCTCAACGGAGACCCCCTCGAAGTCGTCGCCACCTTCACCCCGCTCACGAGGACTGCCATGCCGAAGACGTTCACGCTCACCATCGACGGCAAGCCCGTCCAGATCCCCGAGGACGCGCTCGAACAGACCGACGTCGTCAAGGCCCTGCGGGCGCAGATCCCGCCAGCCGACGCGAAGGTGGTCAACGCGGCGGCGTTCGAGGGACTCACGACGCAGGTCGCGACGCTGTCGACGCAGGTCACGACGTTGACCGCCACGGTGCAGACCGAGAAGGCGCGGGCCGACCAGGCTGAGGCCACCCTCAAGGGTGACCGCGCGAAGGCGAGCGTGCAGACGCTCGTGCAGGCCGGCAAGCTCACGCCCGCACAGCGCGAGTGGGCCGAGAAGTACTGCCTCGCGGATCCGGCCGGATTCGAGACGTTCGCGCAGACGCTGCCCGTCGTCGTGGCCCTCGGTCGCGAGGTCGGCTCGCCGCAAGGGGCGGCGGCGGGGGATGCCTACGCGCAGCTCGAGGCCCACGCGAAGGCACTGCAGGCAGCGACGCCCGCGCTCTCCAACGCTCAGGCCTTCACGGCGGCGATGGCCGCGCACCCCGAGTTGTACGCCGCCTACGAGCGGCAGGCCGGCCGTCAGTAACCCGGTCGCCCCCTGACGACCGATCCAGGAGAAGACGCACATGGCGTACGAAGGCGCTCAGCCCATCAAGCCCTCGGTCAAGGCCGGCGGGGATCTGCGGACGAAGCAGTTCTACTTCGTGAAGCTGTCGGCGGATGACACCGTGGTCATTTGCGCTGCGGCGACGGACAAGCCCATCGGGGTGCTGCAGAACGCGCCCAACACCGGCGAGGCCGCGGAGGTCTGCACGATCGGGATCTCGAAGGTGTCGAGCGACGCCGCGCTCTCGGCCGGCGACCTGATCGGCACGGCCGCGGACGGGCAGGCGGACGCCAAGACGCCTGGCACCGACACGACCGAGTACACCTGCGGGACGGTGCTGACGGGCAGCGCCGCCGCCGCCGGCTTGGCCACCGCCGTCATCAACTGCGCGAGCCCCGGGCGCGCCGCGTAAGGCGGGCGGTGCGTCGAGTCACCCGCCGTTTCTGAGGAGCCAGTCCGATGCCGCAGCCCACTCCCTCCCAGGTTCACATCCATGGGCCGCTCACGAACATCTCCGTCGCCTACATCCAGCGGGCGGGCGCGTTCGTGGCGAGT